AGCGAGGCGTTTCGTACAAGATCAATAAACAGGGTGGGCGGCAACGCATTAACAGTGCGTTTCAAGGGCCACGACCAGGCCAAATCAAGCCAAGCTGGAAGGGCTTGGTTTTGCAACGAACAGGAAAAGCAAAAACGCCAATTTTTTATGTGCTCGGCGTTTCTGTCTGGGGTGCATACCTAAAACGCAATTTCGGCAAGCCGCAAATTAAACGAATCAACGACGAGCTGCGAAAGCAGATGGAACGACGAATCAACCTTAACATTCTTCGAGCCAATGGGCTTGTCAAACGATAGGATAAAACATGTCTGGTTTACTTCGTCGCAGAGCAGTATTTGCAGCCAAGGTCGAAACGACGGTTGGAACGGCGGAATCGCTGACGACTGCCGAAGCGGTCTACAACGCCGAGGAATTTAGCATTCAGCCGAACGTTGCAATCACGCGACGCAAAGGTCAGGGTGGCTTCAATTACCTGCCGGGCATTCCGGAAGGAATGCAAGGGACATGCGTTATCAAACACGCTTTGACCTATGACGGAACAAATATTCCAAACTGGGCGGCCGTGTTGCTTCCTGCCTGCGGATGGGTCGACACCTCCGGAACATTCTCGCCAGTCACGCAAGGTCCGGGGCAAGCTGGAGGTGTCAAGACGCTGACGATCGGCCACTACAAAGACGGCAAGCGGTCGCTGCTTTCTGGAGCAATGGGCACGTTCAAGTTCATGCTAGAAACCGGCAAGACTGGATTCATCGAATTCACTTTCACGGGCAAGTACTCCAGCAACGAAACCGACACAGCACTGATCGCTCCGACGTACCCGACTGTCCTTCCGTTGAGAGTTGCGGCCGGTGCGTTGACATGGAACTCGGTTGCACTCTGCACAAGCTCAGTCGAAGTTGACGCGGGCAACTCTGTTGTGATGCGTGAATGCGTCAATGCGACTGATCGCAGTGGATACATTTCCGCGATTGTCACAAATCGCGCCCCGGTAATCACGGCTGATCCAGAATCGCTGCTCGTCGCAACGCAGGACCGTGACGCTCTTTGGCTAACAAGTTCCCCGCAGGCGTTCTCGTTCCGAGTTGGAGCCGTCGCGTCATCGATCACAATTGCAGCCCCTAAAGCTCAATTGGAGAATAAACAACAGGGCGGCCGAAATGATATCATGACAGACGACCTGACGTGGCTTTGTACGGCCGGAAGTGCTGTTGATACCGAACTCACAATTGCTTTTGATTGATTGGTTTATGCCTCGAAGTCTCGATCCTTCATCTAAGCTGACAATGGTTTTGGCGTGCGACGTCGACAAGACTCCGCAGCCAAGGATCTTTGCGAAAACGCCCACGCTGAATCAGCAGCGGCGATTGGTTGCATTGCTGCAAGGTCTGGGCGGTGGCGACATCGCAGCCAGTATGGACGCACTGCTTGATGCGGCGGCCATGTGCCTGACCGGATGGGAAAACATTCCCGTTGATTTTAGTCGTGAGGCAATTGGCGATGTATTGACGCTGGATGAGTTGGTTGAAGTATTCACGTTCTTAGCGGCATCAACGTCAGCGACTCCAGAAGATAAAAAAAAATCCGAGTTGCAGCCCTCGTGCGATGCGGTGAGCTTTGCAAGTCCTGCGTTGGGCGTTGTCGCGACATTGTAACACCGGAACAGCCAGCGGAGATTGAGTGTCCGGAATGCAGCGGAGATGGATGTGAACATTGCCGAGATGGGTGGTTCGAAGTCACTAAATGCCCAATGAGGTTTATTGGGCCAGAATTGAACAGTGATATTCAAATTATAACTGCGAGCGAACATCATTTGCCCGTCATCGGTGGAATCCTTGATCAGTCAGCGTGGTGGTTTGAACTGAGAAGCATCCTAAGAAGCGAAGAACATCGGATCGAAAACGAACGAGATAAAAGGCGCAACCTGTGAGCAACGGCATTGATTTTGTCATCGGCGGAAAGAATCAGGCACAGCCTGCAATGTCCGCTGTCGAAAAATCGCTCCAGCGTCTCGAACAAAAGACGGACTCGGTCAGCAAGTCCACGCAACGACTGGCAGCTATCACGGGAACACTCACGGCCGTTTACGCAGCGGTCAAAACCGCGATGGCGGCACTGGGTGGAATCAATCGCATCAACGCGGCCTATGATGCACAAACAGAGTCAGTGAAGAAACTGAACTCCGCTCTGCAGATTCGCGGAGACGCAGATGCGACGTCAAAAATGCAGGATGTCGCCAAGTCCATCGAGAAGATGACCGGCGTATCCGACAATGCAGCCCTTGCGTTAATGCAGCAAGCGTCGGGAATGGGATTCGCTACGGGCAAGATGGACGATGCAGCCAAGGCCGCTATTGGACTTGGCGCGGCAATGGGCAAAGACGCGGCGTCTGCTATGGGCGATCTGAAATCAGCCCTTGAAGGCAACTTTGACGCATTTGCGGCGGTCAATCCGCAGATCATGTACATGCGGACGAATCAAGAACGACTTGCGGCCGTTATGGCAATTGCCAATCAGGGACTAGCACAACAAGCAGCCGACATGACGACGGTTGCTGGCTCTGGCCGTCGTGCCGACTCCGCAATGTCAACGCTGATGGAATCCATTGGCAAGATCATTGCCCCGATTCGGGTGCTGATCAATGCAGGGCTCCAGCAGCTGGCGACGTCGCTGGATTCGCTGCTCGTGCCGGCCGTTCAGTTTGCCACGAAGATTTTGGAAAACATCGGCCCCGTGATGGAGTGGGTGAAAGAAAAGGTCGTTGCAGCCATCAATGTCATTGTGGGTGCGTTCACGTTCATGGAGGTGATCGTCACAAATCTGGGCAGCGTCTGGGAGATCGCAAAGGCAGCAGCCGAACTGGCGATGATCACCATTTCCGAGGTGGTCATGCACGCATTCACGCAGACCATTCCGGCCTATGTCGTGTGGTTTGGAGAGAATTTTATCAATCTGATTCAAGACGCATTCAACGGCGTGATTACGATCATTACAAACGCCGGGCGAATTATTGGCGAAACGGTTTACCAAATCTTTGCGTTCATCGCCTCGGGTGGTGAAGGCGGCATTGAAGGACTGATGGCAGGGCTCGGAGAAGCGGCAAGCATTAGCCTGCTCGATGGCTTCAAGTCTCAACTGACATCACTTCCGGAGATCGCAGCCCGTCAATTGACGGAACGGGAAAAGGATCTCGCTGAAAAGATTGGCGCGGTCGGCGGTCGTCTCGGCGAAGAGTTTTCCAACAAAATGCGTGACAGAATGCTGGGAGTTGGCTCGTCGCTTTCCAGCGAAGTGCAAAACGCCGCAAGCAGCATCGATTTGAAAATGCGTCCATCAGTTCTCATGCAAGGAACGCCGGTCGCCGAGGGCCGTTTGTTGACCCGCGGACCTGGAATGCGGCTACCCGATCAAATGCAGGAAATCATTCGACTGCTTAAAGATCCGCCACCACCGAAACCGCCAAAGGCGAAAATTCTCGTTCAGTTGGATCGAGATCAGATGAAGGTGTGGGACGACGTACGTCAGAACACGTCAAACACGATGCAGATGGAGGCAATCGTCTAATGGCGGTCATCGACGCAACAAAAATGTGGAGCCGGGAAGGCGGAAGCGGCACGTCAGAAAAGTACGACGCATTCCCGACAATCTACAGCCATTCCGAAGCGTATTTCGTCACGCACGCCGTGGACGATAATGCCGAAACGATCAAGGAAACCGCGTTGCTTCCGGCGTACGGATCACGGCACGTTTCGGGTGTCGATTCGTTTTTGAAAACTAAAACAACTGAGTCGGTGGGGCCGATTTCGTCAATCGTCACTCTGCAATACGAGGGCAAGCGATTTGACGCAACGGTTGAAATCGAGTGGTCAGATTCCACGTCGACAGAACCGATCGACCGCGATTATAGTGGAACGGCAATCGTCACGGCTTGCAACGAGCAGGTCGAAGGACTGACGATGGAAATCTCAGACCCTGTCGCCGTTATTCGCAGAAAGTTTTTCACGTTCAATGCGTATGCGCTCGCGGCGTATCGGCACGCGACAAACTCAGACACATTTTTGGGATGGCCACCCGGCACGGCACGCATCGTTGGCTACTCGGCCAAGAATCAGTTTAAGTACGGTTTACCATTGGAGCAATGGGACGTAACCGCACGCATTCAGTTCCGCTTGCCGTTGATGGGGGCGACATCAGCTCAGGCGTGGTACAAGCGTTGGCGACATGAAGGGCTGCTGATTAACGGTTCGGCAACTCCCGACACTACGGTGGTGCCGGTGCGGGCGAGAGACCTAAACGGGCAGGAAGTAACAAAGCCCGTCTTGCTTAAACTCAACGGGACACAGGAACTTGACCCGGACGCAGCCGTCTGGAAATATACGCAGATTTACAACTCACTCCCTTACGCATCGCTAGGGCTTTTGTAATGGCCAATTCATTCAAGTTCACGTCGCAGCTTCAGTTCGCTCGTGACAGCGTTGTGGTCGATAATCCGCCGATGAAAGTTGTGGAAAAAACGACAACGTCGGAACTGAAAACGCAGAATGTGCAAGTGGTTGGAACGACGCACGAGGTCATTGCGGCCGGTGATGTGACAGACAGTGCAGCCTGTCGAATCGAGAATCTACACGCCACGGCAATCATTTCGGTCGGCGGTGACGCGGCGGGATCATTTGTCAAATGGTTTGACGTTCCGCCAGGCGAAGTAGCGTACCTTCCTCGCGTCGGAACGCTCGCAACAACCTATCTCGATTCGGACACGGCATCAACTCCGGTTCAGGTGACGCTAATCAAGGTTGTAACATAACGTGGAAGCAGCGTGGTTCACTCCGGAGCAAGGTCGCGAAATGTGGCAGGATTACCTGCGACGTAAGCAGCTTGCTGCACAGCAAACGCAAAACTTCCCGCAACGCCGACCGCTTGACGAGCCATCTCCACACCGTGTCTTCGTCTACAACACCGGCAGCGAGATCATTCCTCCCTATGCCTGCATGAGAGTCACGGGCACGCGAAACATAAACAACGTGACAGCAATTGACGTTGAAAAGCCAACGTCGACGGATGGCGAGTTCCTG